AGAAAGCATTATTTTGTTCAAAACCTTGCCATTCGGTGCCTACATCTATTCTCTTTTAGAAGATCTGCTAATTTTGCTTTCTTCTTATGGTATAAGTTGCACGAAAAAGAAATTGAGAAGAACTTTTGTAATTTCTGAAAAAGTCAACAAAAATTGTCTTTTAGAAGACATGGTTTTGTCATTGCCATTTTCAATCTTTTCAAGAGAAAGTGTGGGAGGGTTTTTAACTGAAGTTGATTTAGAGGATAGACCTTTATTGAACAACAACAAACTCAGATACCGTTTCACTAAAGCTCTTGCTATAGTAAAAGAAGAAGTCCCGAAGCTCATTAAAAGAGAGACTATTTGTGACTTGCAGGCTGATTATAGTTATACTTATTACGGAAAGACATTCAACAATGTGAAATCAGTTTTGAGTAGACAATCATCAGCTAATATTGCCCCAACTTCATTTTTCGTCAAAGCCTTTTCGGATCAAGCTAAATTGCTTGTCACATCACTCGTAGAAGGATTTAAAGTACGAGACAGTTCTGTTTTGGAATATATTGATTCTTTAGACGGGAAGAGAAGAAGAATGTATATGGAAGAATATATAAACTGTCATAAATGGGACTTCGAGAAACAGCTTTATGAAGTCATTATTAAAAGAAACGAATGTGAAATTAAGGAAACATGCGCCTATAGACCACGTTGTATCTTTAATCCCCCTTATGGTGTGAAACCGATTTTAGGCTCAATCAATAAAGAATTGATGGCATGCTTAAAAGAAGTATGTCCATCTTTTATTTGCGGTTATTCTGATGAGGAATTGAGCATGAAATTTAGCGACGAAATATTTTCGCTTCAGGACCCAGTTTGCATAGCTCTCGATGGAAAGACTCATGATGCACATCAGCACGTTGAATATATAGAAGCTTTTGATATCCATCTTATGCACGCAATTAAAAAATATTTGCCGAAGGTAATGAAGATGGACGAAATGACAGTGAAATTTTCGATGCTTTATGGAGCTGCTAAGAAAGCTTCTTTCTTTAGTAAAGTAGGGAACAAGAGAGTGGTTACTGGAACAATTGAAGGAACTACTTTTAGTGGACATCCTTTGAGGACCACATTGGGGAACTCGGCCCGCGTTTGGCTTTATTTGAAAACTGTTCTTGGGAACTCTATCCCAATGAAAACTTGTTATGTCTCAGGTGATGATGTTCTAGTCATATGCGAAAGAGAGGTAGCTGAGAACACTTGTGCTTTGCTAAACTCAGCATATTCTGACAGAAATAGCGTTACGGGTCTATTGGCCGATAAAGTTTTAATAAAAGAGTTGGAAGAAATGGATTTTCTTTCAAGATCATTTTATATAGATAGGCCCCACAAAAAGATCTTCATTAGTAGAAAACTGGGAAAAGTCTTCTTAGGAACTATTGCTCAAAATAGCTGCCAACAGTCTCTTAGTGTTGAAGAAATGAGATATCTCTATAAGTTGAGTTTAGAATGTTCGGGGCTTGTACCAGAAGCGGGTTTTATAAGAGAACTATATGATAGGCTCCCAAATGGTAAGCAA